ATTCCTCAGATATATCCTGAGAAGCGCCCTACCGCCTAGATCGGGCGTGGCCGCTGTTTCGTCGGCCGTCGTCGGCCGTTCGTCGGCGTCGACCCGTAGCCGATCGGTGGTTGCTTATGCCTAGGCCGAAAACTGGTGTCGGTCGAGGCGCTAAGCCGCTGCCGATTGAGCAGCACCGTGCACGTGGCAACCCTGGCCATAAGAAACTGCCAGACGCGCCGACCCCTGAAACGGCGGTCGTGGTGGTCAACTTAGGCGATATTCCTGCTGCACCTGAGTGGTGTGACGAGTATGGTGCGGCGGTTTGGTCGCAGTTGTGGACTGCTGGCCGTCGCCATTTGAGTGAGCAGCATGACACGGTGATGATGTGCATGTTGGTGGAGAAGTTGCAACTGGTGAACCGTCTGCAGCAGTGGCTAGGCGATGACGTTGAACGTCGCTGGTACACGACTGCGAATGGGCAGACGGTGACGCACCCTGCGGTCAAGCAGATCGAGACTGCTGACGCACAGATCACTGGTTGGTTGCAGTTGCTTGGTTTCCCAGTTAGCGAGCGTGCACGGTTAGGTTTGTTCGAGATCAGAGTGGCGAACGAGTTAGATGAATATCGTAAGCGGCATCAGCAGTAGGCCGACCTGGGCGACTTCGTGGTGCAACAATGCACCTACGGATGGTGATGCTGTGGTTGATTTTGCGCGTACGTTCATGCATGTGGATAAGGGCATGCGTGCTGGTGAGTCGTTAGAGCCGACGCAGTGGCAGATCGATCTGTTGCGTGCTCTCTATGAGCGTGATGAGGATGGCCGTCGTCGTTATCGTCGTGCGGTTGTTGGTCTTGGCCGTAAGAATGGCAAGTCGCTGCTCGGTTCGGTGATCGCGTTGCACGGGTTGATCGAGGGCGGTATGGGCGCGGAAGTGTACGCGGCCGCTGGTGATCGTCAACAGGCGCGTATCGTGTTTGAGGAAGCGCGCCGCCAGGTGATGCAGTCGCCTGCGTTGAGCGGTATCTGCAAGATTTATCGCGATTCGATCGCTGTGCCGTCGACTGGTTCGGTGTTTCGTGTGCTGTCGAGCGATGCGCAGTTGCAACAAGGACTGAACCCGTCGACGGTTGTGTTCGATGAGTTGCACGTGCAGAAGAATGATGATCTGTGGGATGCTTTGACGTTGGGGTCTGGTGCGCGTCGCGACCCGTTGATCGTGGCGATTACGACTGCTGGCTACGATCTTGAGTCGCTGTGCGGTCGCATGTATCAATATGGCAAGCGTGTGGTCGGTGGTGAGGATGAGGGCAAGTATTTCGGGTTTTGGTGGTGGGAAGCCGTAACCGACTGCACGCTCGATGATCGTGATCAGTGGATAGCGGCGAACCCGAATATCGCGCTCGGTTTGCTCGATATCGAAGACATGGCGCTCGCCAGGAAGCAGACGAGCGAGTCGGCATTTCGTCGTTACCGTTTGAATCAGTTCGTGCGTGCGCAGGAGTCGTGGCTGCCTGCTGGTGCGTGGGAGACTGCGCGCAGCGATCGTCAGTTAGACCCGACGCTACCGATGTACGTCGGTATTGATATGGCGTTGAAACATGACTCGATCGCTGTGGTGTGTGCACAACCGCAAGATGGTGTGGTGGTGACTCGTGCGAAGATTTGGTATCCGCAAGATGTCGGTCTAGATGTCGCCGAAGTGGAGAACTACCTGCGCGACCTGCACGGCAAGTACGATATACGTGAATTCGCCTACGACCCTGCGTACTTCCAACGCAGTGCCGAACATCTGGCCGATGACGGGTTGCCGATGGTTGAGTATCCGCAGAACCGCACGCGTATGATACCTGCCTGCGGTAACGCTTACGAGATGATCGTGAACGGGCGTGTTGTGCACGACGGGTCGCCGATGTTCATCGATCAAGTTCTGTCTGCTGCACAGCGCATGACTGATGACGGCTGGCGTCTGTCGAAGGGTAAATCGAAGAGGAAGATCGACGCTGCTATTGCTCTAGTCATAGCCCTAGATCGTGCTACTATGGTGATGAGAGCAGACCCAGCACCGAGCGTGGTAGACATATGGAAGGACTGAAGTGCGCGACTATTTGATTCTATTGGTCGAAGCAGTGGGCGCTGTCCTAGTTGTCGCTGGTGTCGCTCAGTGGTCGCCTGCGTTGGCGTGTGTTGTGGCTGGTGGTGCGATGATCGCATTCGGTGAGACTCGCTGATGGGCGTGTTCCGTAAGCCTGAGCAGCGAGCGCTGCCAACTAATATCGACCCGTATCAGATAACGGCGAGGCCGCTCTACCAGAACTGGTCTGGTGAAGTTATCAACGAGGTGAACGCATTCGCGTCGTCTGCTGTCTTGGCGTGTGTGTCGTTGATCGCCGACTCGGTGGCATCGATGAAGTTGGAACTGAAGCGCGACAAAAACGGACGCCAACAGTCGCTGCCGACGCCGAGCGTGCTGATCAAACCGAACATGCACCAGTCGATGTTCGACTTTCTGCACCAGTTGACGATCACGTTGGCGATTCACGGTTGTGTTTACATCTACGCGCCGCGTCGCGCTGGTGAACTGCCCAGTGAGATGCGAGTGATTCACCCAGAGCGCGTCAAGGGCTACACCGATGTCGACAGCGGCCTGCCCTACTACATGATCGAAAAAGTGCGCTACGAACACTCAGATATCCGTGTCATCCACTGGATGCAACTAGCAGGCCACTACCGCGGTATCTCGCCGCTTGACGCTATGCGCAACACGGTCGGCATGCAGGTCGCGATGGACAGGTTTTTGGCTCAGTTCTTCGGCGACGGTGCTACACCAAGCAGCGTGTTGGAGACTGATAAGCCGCTCACGAACGAGCAGGCACAGATCATGCGCGAAACCTGGGAAGATTCGCACTACAAGCGTCGCCGCCCTGCTGTGCTGTCCAACGGTTTGAAGTGGCGGCCGATCACGACAAGCGCTGCAGACATGCAAATGCTTGAGCACCGTGAATCTGTCATTCGTGACATCGCCCGCGTCTACCGCGTGCCGCTACACATGATCAGCGGTACAGGTGGCGACTCGCAAACCTACCAGAACATCGAGTCGATGGGCACGAACTTCGTGCGTTACACGCTTCTGCCGTGGATGCGACGAATCGAAGACGCGCTCAGCGAAATGTTGCCGATCACGCAGTATGTGCGGTTCAACGCTGACGAGTTCATGCGCGCCGACTTGATCACGCGCGTGCGTGCGCAGCAGATTCAGATCATGAGTGGCACGTTGACACCGAATGAAGCGCGCGCAGACGACGATCGCGAACCGTATGACGGTGGCGACCAGTTCGTGATGGGTATTGCTGGCGCGCCGCTGGCTGGTGTCGAGGGCGGCGACTTGCCGACACTCGGAACTGAAGGGATGCCACAATGAAATCGACCCATGTGACGGTAGGAACTACGCCTACCTTGATCGTCGATTCTGATGACCAGAACCGTTACATCTACTTGCAGATCGTGAACAGTGCGACGATCTACGTTGGTGATGGCACTGTGACGACGTCGAATGGGATGCCGCTGGAGAAGCACAGCGAACCACACGAGTTCTTTCTACCTCTAAAACAGAAGATGTATGGTGTTGTCACCGCGCAGGTTGGCACGGCTGATCTTCGCATCATGACACCAGATACGGATTAGTGTATGCCCTACGGAATCAGTGACTCGCAGGCTGGTTGCTCAGGTTGGGCAACAGTGAAAAAGAACAGCGACGGCTCATACGATACGCTCGGCTGCCACAGCACTAAACAAGACGCGATCGATCAGATGGTGGCCGTGTCTTTGGCTGAAGGCATCGATCCGTTGGGCGAAGTGAATAGCCGCGAGGCACGTGCAGAGAACGAGATCATCGTGGTCGACATTGATGACACGTTGCTGCGTGATGGCACTGAACCGATGCAAGAAGTGATCGACGCCGTGAACGCAGCCGAATACCCTGTGTTCATTCTTACGGGTCGTCGACCGATCGACCGTGATAAGACCGTGGAACAGTTGCAGAGCGCTGGCGTCAACTACGAGCGTCTGATCATGAACAGCGGCGAGATCGACGTCGACAGTGTCGCCGCGTATAAGGCCGACGCGATCACGCAACTGATGTCCGAGGGCTACACGGTTGACGCGTTCATCGATAACCAGCCTGAGAACTTGACCGCGGTGGGCGAGTTGAACGTACCAGTGTTCACCCCTGGAGACTTCGTGATCTACATGGCCGAAGAATCTGTCGATGAAGAAGTCGAAGGTGAAGAGATGGAAGAAGAGAATGGAAACGTCGCTATGCGTCGCGACGTGTACGATGGTGGCAGTATGGAAACCAAAACCGTGCACTGGGTAAGCGATCAAATCGACGAACGCAGATCAGTCGCGTACACCACGCTTGAATTGCGCGCCGAAGGTGACAGCAACGTGTTGCACGGTTATGCTGCGCTGTTCGATTCGCCAAGTGAGCCGATGCCGTTCGTCGAGTACGTGCGTTCTGGTGCTTTCACCAAGACGTTGAACGATGGCGCTGACGTTCGACTGTTGATCGATCATGAAGGTGTGCCGCTGGCGCGCACCAAGTCTGGCACGTTGATGTTGGAAGAAGACGAGCGCGGTTTGCGTGTAGAGGCTTCGCTTGACCCGATGAACCCAGACGCACAGCGTGTGTTGTCGGCGTTGCGTCGTGGCGATCTGTCGCAGATGTCGTTCGCGTTCCGCACGATCAAGGACTCGTGGAACAGCGACCGCAGCGTGCGCGAACTGAAAGAAGTGCAACTGTTCGATGTGAGCGTGGTGACGTATCCAGCCTACGAGGACACTGTTGTAAGCGTACGTAGCAAGCAAACTGCTACTGTTGAAGCGTCTGGTTATTTGGCTGCGCGTAAGCGTCAGATTCAAATAGCCAAACAACGCTAGCCGAACCGCAGCCGCCACTTAGTGGCACTGGTCAGGATTCACTCGTGGACATACACACAACGACACACGAGGAGAATAAAATCGTGGAGAAGTACACCGATATCCTGAGCGAGAAGCGCGACGCAGCGCTTGCACGCGCAGAACAGATCACCCAGGTCGCAGTTTCTGAGAGCCGCGACATCACCAAGGACGAGGATGCTCTCATCGCTTCCGCACTCGACGAAGTGCGCGATCTCGATGAGCAGATCAAGCGTCACGCCGAACTTGAGGCACGCGCCGCTGCAGCAGCAGAGACCCGCGCCGCCAAGCCAGCCGACGTCGTCACCGTCAAGAGCGAACCACGCACCTACAGCGCCGAGTCTCGTAACTCGTTCATCGCTGACGCGTTCAACGCTCAGTTCAACGGCGATTTCGTTGCACGTGAGCGTCTCGCACGCCACATGCAGGAAGAGCGCGTCGAGCGTCGTGACGTCACCAGCGCAAACTTCGCTGGTCTCGTTGTGCCGCAGTACCTGACCGATCTCGCTGCACCGTTCGCACGTGCAGGCCGCCCAACGTCGGATGCCGCGCGCAAGCACCAACTTCCGTCGGCTGGTTTGACCTTGAACATCTCGAAGGTCACGACTGGTTCAAGCGTCGCACAGCAGACCGAAGGTGCTGCAGTGTCCGAGACCAACATGGACGACACGCTTCTCACGATCAACGTCAACACGTACGCTGGTCAGCAGAACGTCTCGCGCCAGGCTCTTGAGCGTGGCACTGGTGTCGACTCGATCGTGATGAACGATCTCGTGTCGGCCTACCACACGTCGCTGAACACGGCCGTCGTTGCCGAACTCATCTCGTCTGCTGGCCAGTCGGTGACCTACACCGACGCGTCGCCAACGGTCGCCGAGTTGTACCCGAAGTTGCTCGACGCAGTGCAGAAGGTGCAGACCACTTTCTTCGCTGGCCCGAACGCGATCGTGATGCACCCACGCCGTCTCGCGTGGATTCTCGCCGCGCTCGACTCGACCAACCGACCGCTTGCTGTTCCGCAGCCGTACGCGATGAACCCAGTCGCGCTCGGTCAGGGTTCGGTGCAGTACGGCAACAGCGGCTACGCGATCGCTGGCTTGCCAGTCATCACCGACGCCACCGTTGCAACCAACGCTGGTGCAGGCACGAACGAAGACACGATCGTGGTTTGCAACATGCAGGAACTGCACTTGTGGGAAGACGGCAACGGCGAGCCGATGATGCTGCGCTTTGAGCAGCCGAAGGGCGCTGAACTCGACGTTCAGATCATCGTCTACGGCTACGCGGCATTCACCGCCAACCGCTACCCGAACGCGTTCGCCAAGATCGGCGGCACGGGTTTGGTGACCCCAACGTTCTAGTTTCCTAGAACAATGTACGCGTGGCGTGCTAGTGGTCTGCTAGACTGCTGGCACGCCACACGTGTATAAAGGACACAACAATGACATCTAAATACGTCGAGGCGTTGCTGATCGAGCGACGCGGATATGAACAGCGCGGCATGAAAGATCGAGTCGCACAAGTTGATGCGGCACTGCGCGAAGTCGGTTACGAAAGCAAGTACATGACCGACGAAGTTGAGACCGCTGCTGTTGAGCAGGAAGCGGAACGCGCCACCAAGAAGAAGCCTGCGCGTAGGCGCGAAATCTAATGGCCATCACCAACGGCTACTGTACCCTGGCTGAAGTGAAGGCCGCGCTGCGTATCACTGACAACGCAGACGACACGCTGTTGGAGAATGCGATCGAAGGTGCGAGCCGTCGCATCGATGGGTTCACGGGTCGGTTCTTCTACCAGACCACAAACGCCGTCAAGTTCTACGCACGAGACCTGTACACACTGCTGTTGCCGAACGACCTGTACCAGATCATCACGCTGAAGACAGACGACGACGGGAATGGCACATATGAGGACACCTGGACTTTGAACGTCGACTACCAGTTACAGCCGTTGAATGCTGCGCTGCAAAGCAGGCCGTGGAATCGAATCACCGCGATCGGCGGTAAAACATTCCCGATCATCATCCAGCCAGAGATACCAGGCGTCGAAGTGAACGGTATCTGGGGCTGGGGCGCTATCCCAGACGACGTGCGCGAGGCTTGTGTCTTGCTCGCTATGCGCGGATTTGCACGTTACAACGCAGCGCTTGGTGTTGTCGGTTTTGCAGATATGGCGATTCAAGTGCGTAGCGTCGACCCAGACGTGCGTGACATGCTTAGCCCGTATGTGCGTTACGGTATCGCCTGATGCCAGGTACGGTCAACCAGGTCGCTGCGGGACTGAAGGCGCGGCTCGCTACGATCAGCGGCCTGCGCACGTATGCGTATCAGCCTGAGCAGTTGAATCCACCAGTCGCGTACCCAGTTCTCAACGGTGTCACTTACCACCGTGCATTTGCTGGTGGTGACGTGGTGATGGAGTGGTCGATCTACGTGGTGGTCGGCAGGTGGACAGACAGCCGTGCGTATGACACGCTCGACGGATTCCTGTCATATAGTGGCGTTACGTCTGTGCGTGCGGCGATCGAGGCAGACCCGACACTGGGCGGCGTGTGCCAAACTTTGATCGTGGCGTCGTCGATCTCGATACTTCCGCAGCAGCAAGCAGACGCCGAGTTCTTGATGATTCGCGTTGATGTCACTGTACATGCTTGAAGCGTCGACATCCCAGGCCACTAGTAGGATTTGAGCATGGCATCGTACAAAGTCACTAGCGACCGCGTCGCAGGTTACGCAGTCGGCGAGATCATCACCGACGTCGAAGGTTTGAACGTTGACGCGTTGGTCGAGGGTGGACACATCGAGCCTGTGACCGCTAAGCGAGCAGAGAAGAAGGAAGACATCTAATGGCAACGCTGGTACTGACCAACCCGTCGATCACCATTGGTGGCACGGATGTGAGCGCACTTTGCACGAGCGCCACCATCAACTACGAAGTCGACTCGGTCGAAGTGACGGCGTTCGGCGATACAGGTCACAAGTTCACTGGTGGCTTGCAGAACTTGACGATCGACGTCGAGATGAACCAGGACTTCGCATCAACGAAGACCGAGGCCACGATCTACCCGTTGGTCGGCACACAGACCACTGTTGTGATCATCCCAGTGAACACCACAGTGTCGTCGACGAATCCGCGATACACGGCATCCAATACTTTTCTCGCTGCGCACACCCCCGTTCAGGGCGCGGTCGGCGAGTTGGCGACTACGTCGCTATCGTTCACTGGCGGCTCGCTCGCCAAGGCAACCACCTAAGGAGTAAACAATGGCTGCTCTCGTTCTCACTAACGCGTACATCGCAGTGAACTCGGTCGTTCTGTCCGATCACGGCGCTAACGTCACTCTCAACTACGAAATCGACTCGGTTGAGAACACTGCTTTCGGCTCTAGCGGCCACACTTTCACTGGTGGCTTGCAGAACCTGACCGTCGATGTTGAGTTCTTCCAGGACTTTGCTGCAAGCAACGTCGAAGCCACGATCTACCCGTTGGTCGGAACGCAGACGACTGTTGTGATCAAGCCAAACGGCGCGACCACGTCGGCGACGAATCCTGCATATACGATCTCGAGTACGTTTCTCGCTTCGCACCAGCCTGTAGCAGGGGCGGTCGGCGAGATGGCCATGACGTCGCTGTCGTTTACTGGCGGCACGATCGCTAAGGCAACTTCGTAATCAACAACACGAAAGAGGACAGATGAAACTGGCACTGGTAGTCACACCTATCGATGGCGAGCCGTATGAAGTTGTCGCACGATTCGGCGACTTCGTAGCGTTTGAACGCACCTGGTCACGTTCGGTCGTCAAACTTGAGTCTGAGATGAGACTGACCGACGTGGCGTGGCTCGCGTGGAACGTGTGCAAGCGCACTGGTAAAACGACCGACCCGTTCGACCCCACTTGGATTCAGAGCATTGACGAGGTCACGGTCAAAGATGAGCAAGGTGAGACCCCTTTGGATATGGGTCAACCCACTGGCTAATCGCATCACTGGCCTGTGAGACTGGCATAGCGCCACACTTGATACTGCGTGAAGACCCAGAGATGATCGGTGCTATGATCGCCTATATGGAGTGGCGAGTCAAAGAACAGAACAAGCGCAACGGTAAGAAACAAGTGAACCTACTGCTATGATCAGCATGAACACCACAGGCATCTCTAAAGCGCTAAAAGAGATACGCACCTACGATCGCAGCATGTACATGCAGATCACCATCCAAATGCGCAAAGACGCACAACCGCTGGCCAGTGAAGTCGGGCGCGACTACCCAGAGGAAACGCTGCCCAGGTGGAAGATGGCCAACCCGTCTAACGCTCGATCTGATAAAAGACCGTTTCCGACCTACTCACCGTCAGCGGCTCGTGGTGGCATGAAGCCGAAAGTTACGGCTGGTCGCAACAAAGACAACCCACGTGGAATCGTGCGCATTCAGCAGATGACCGCTGGTGGTGCGATCTTGGATTCGGCTGGTAGCCGCGTGTCGAATCCGTTCGTCAAGAACTTGGACAAGAAACACGGCGGTAGCAGCCGTGTCGGGCAGTTGCGCTCGCGTGTGCTGTACCGTGCTGTCGCACGACGTAAACCGCAGGTCGAGGCTATCGTAGCCAAAGCGGTCGCCACTACTGATAAGATAGTGCAGCGCGTCATAAACTCGTGAAAGGTGGTGGCCTGTGGCTGTTGGCGTAAACATAGTAAGCGAATTCAACGCCAAAGGCATCAAGCAGGCGATCGCCGAGTTCAAAAAACTGGAAACCGCAGGCGCTAAAGCAACCTACGGCATCCGCACACTTGACAGTGCGCTGGGCAACGGTATCCGCAACATCGCCAAGTTCGGCACTATCGCTGCCGCTGGTTTCGCCGCAGTCGGCTACAAACTGGCACAAACAGCCGAAGACGCACAAGTCGCCGATCGTGCGATGTTGCAAGTCGCGACGTCGATGGGCTTGTTCGGAGGGCAGACGCAGCAGGTGGTCGATCGACTGACCGAACTAGCGTCGACACAGCAGGCACAACTCGGTATCGATGAAGACACGATCAAGGCGACACAGACCAAACTGTTGACATTCAAGAACTTGGCGGCCACAGCCGACGAGGTCGGTGGTGCGTTCGATCGCGCGACGATGGCAGCGCTCGATCTTGCTGCCGCTGGGTTCGGTGAGGCGACGCAAAACGCGACGCAGTTGGGTAAGGCGCTGCAAGACCCGATCAAGGGCATCAACGCGTTGGCGCGTTCTGGTGTCACGTTCACTGCCCAGGAGAAAGAGAAGATCGCGACACTGGCTAAGTCTGGTCAGATGTTGGCTGCACAGGAGATTCTGCTGCAGGCGATCGAGACGCAGGTCGGTGGTACGGCTGAAGCATCAGCGAAAGCAACCGACAAGATCAGGCTCGCATTCGGCGAAGTAGCAGAGAGCCTCGGCTCGATGTTGCTACCTTACTTTGAGCGATTCGCTGAGTTCTTGAACAACAAGGTCGTACCATACTTCAAGAAGTTGGCGGATATCGCTGGCGAGAGCGGCATGGGCGCTGTGTTCAAAACACTGGCCACCGATCTGCTCAAAGTGACGACGAACATGGGCACGCTCGGCAACGTGGTGCTCGGCATTACTGCTGCGCTTGTTGCGTTACGGTTAGTCACGATCGCTGCAACCATCGCACAGGTGGCGTTCGGTGTGTCACTGCTCACCAGCCCGATCGGTATCGCAGTTGCCGCCATCATCGCACTCGGTGTCGCTCTCGCTGCGCTATACCTGAAGTTTGAAGGCGTGCGCAAAGTCGTGAACTCGGTCATCAACTTCGTGATCAGGATGATCGAGAACCTGATCAACAGCGTGATCAACTTCGTCAACTTGTTCCGCGACGCCATCAACCTGATGATCAAGGTAGCCAACAAGTTCGGCGCTGGTCTGGAAGAACTCGGCGACGTCGGCGAAGTGTCACTCGGTCGAATCACCACAGGCGCGAAGAACGCAGGTAAGGCGCTCGCTACAACCATGGAGAGTTTGCGCGCGATTCGCAACGCCGAACGTGCAGGAACAGAAGCCAAGTTCGTGCCAACCTACACTGGTGGCAGCGGCGCGACCAAGGCTGTAGAGACCGCCAAAGAAAAAATCCAGAAGTACATCGACGCGTTGAAAGGACAGACCGCAGCAGAGAAAGCGGTACGCGACGCGATGGACTCGACGAGCAAAGCACGCAGCAGTCTGGCCGCTGCTACGAAGAAAGTGGCCGACGCTCAGGCTAAGTTCAACCTGGTGACGAAAGGCTACCCAGCCGACAGCAAGCAAGCGCTCGACGCCATGCGCAAAGTGGAAGACGCACAGAAGCGACTGCGCAACGCCAACATCGCGCAAGAGGATGCAGTCCGTGGAGTGGCTGCGGCAGAGAAGAAACTGGCCGAGTTGCGTGCGAAGAAAGCCGACCCGACATCGGTGGCCGAAGCCGAACGCAACATCGAAAAAGCCAAGTACAGCGTCGAAGAAGCGAACTTCCGAGTCGCCGACGCAGAGAAAGAACTGGCCGACACCAGGCTCGACCCAGAAGCATCAGCAAGCGACATCCGCCGCGCAGAGATCGCACTGGCCGAAGCCAAACTCGAAGTGTTCGACGCGGTCAACGCAGTCACCGACGCCGAGACCAAACTCGCCAACGAGCGCAGCGCGGCGGCCACACCTGAAGAGATCGCAGACGCCGAGCGCGATCTCATGCGCGCAAAGATGGCTGTGTCTGACGCGATCGACGACCAACGTGACGCCACCAATGAACTGACCGCCGCGCAGATGTTCCAAACCATGATCTTGCAGGGCGCAGCCGAAGGAACAGACGAATATAAAGAAGCGCTCGACGAACTGCTCGCCGCACAAGATAACGAGAAAGACGCACACGACCGTGTGCGCGAAGCGATCGAGAAAGAGATCGAAGCGACCGACAAACTGCGCGAAGCGAAAGAGAAACTGCGCGACGTCGGCGGCGAAGTCGGTGGCGGCGCTGTCAGCGCAGCGATCTCTCAAGTGGCGCGCAACAACCAGAACGCGATCGTCAGCGTCGCCACAGGCGGCACGATGACCACCGTACCCGACTTCATTGACAACCCAGGGCAAGCAGCGCGCAACATCCAGATCGTAAACAACATCACTGCAGGCATGGGCGCTGACGCGCAAGAAATCCAGCGTGTGATCATCGACAACCTGCGCGACTACGAGCGCGCCAACGGTTACATCCCGATCACGTCGCGCTACACCGTCGCATAGCCATGACGTCGACACTCGTATACGGTGAAGACGTCACCGTACTCATGGAGTTGGGTTTCCCAGTAAACCCATTCACGCTAGATAGCGCCACACTCGGCGTGCTCGATGAAGACTATCTCGACGGCACGCTCGTTGGCGACGACGTCTCGCCGTATGTGCAAGCGCTGTCGATCTCACGTGGTCGGTCTGCACAGTTGGATGAATTCGCCGCTGGTCGCTGCAACATCGTACTCAACAACAACGATCGACGCTTCGACCCGATCAACCAGTCCAGCCCATACTGGGATGCGACACTCGGCCAGTCAGGAGTAACACCAAGACGCAAAGTTACCGTGATCGCAGGCGGTGTCACTGTGTTCGTCGGTCGCATCGCCGACATCGACCTGAACTACCAATTCGGCAACATCAGCACCGTGAACATCTCAGTCGTCGACGACTTCGTGCTATTGGCGAACGCTTACACTGGCGCTGCCACAACACCAAGCGCACAACTTAGCGGTGCACGAGTTACTTACCTGCTCGATCAGCCAGAGATCAACTACCCGTCGACACGCGATATCGCTACTGGCACGGCCGCATTGGGCGCGTACCAGATCGACGCCAACACCAACGCGTTGTCGTACCTGCAGCAGATCGCACAAGCCGAGAGCGGTCTGTGTTTTATTGCACGCGACGGCGACTTGACGTTCACCGATCGCCTGGCTGCGTCGTTCGCCACAGTGAGCGCGTACTTCAGCGATGCAGGTACGAACATCCCATACACCACGTTGTCGATCGCTTATGGTCAAGAACTGCTCTACAACCGTATCCAGGTGACACGCGTGGGCGGCACACTGCAAGAAGCCGAAGACCTGACAAGCCAAACCGAGTACGGGATATCGACTTATGCGATCGACAACGTGCTGCTGGAGACTGACACGGCCGCGCTGTCATTGGCCAACGACTTGCTCGATCTGTACGCTAATCCGCGCTATTTCTTCAACAGTATGACCGTGGCCGTGTCCAAACTGTCTAGCGGTGATCGCACGATCGTAAACAGCCTAGACATCGGCGACGTCATCAGCATCACACGCACGTACAGCGTCGGCACACCTGCGTCAGTAACTCAGTTCTACGCTGTTGAACGTGTGAATCACATCATCTCGCCGTCTTTCCACAATGTGGAGATCGGTTTGCGCTACACCGAACTGCTGTACCAGTTCACTCTCGACGACGCTACGTACGGCGTGCTTGATAGCAGCAACGCACTAGCGTAGTGTAGACTGATCGTATGGCTGGCGCTGGCGCTAAACTGTTCACATCGGGAAGTGTTCTTACCGCTGCGCAGGTGAACACCTATTTGATGGATCAAACCATCATGCGGTTCGCGACGACTGTTGCACGCGATGCAGCATTTGGTGGTGTGGGAGAGCCGACACTAGCGCAGGGCATGTTTTGTTTCATCGATGCCGACAATAAACTGTATTTCTACACAGGGGCAGCGTGGCAAGAGTTCTCATCTGGGGCGGATGTGCTTCAGGTTCAGGTTTTCAGTTAGGAGATCGACATGGCAACATACACTAAGAACATCCTGAGCGGTTCGACCGATGGGCGCGCCATCTTGGTCGCTGCCACAGCGTCACCAGGTACGACGATTCACACTGGGCCGACTGCAACCACGAGCATCGATGAGGTGTGGTTGTACGCACAGAACACTTCAACATCGGCAGTGAAACTGACTGTTCAATGGGGTGGCACAACCTCACCGAACGACGAGATTGAAGTGACGATTCAGCCTGAGGCTGGTCTTGTTTGCATCGCCCCAGGACTTCTCATCAAAGGCAATGCGACTGCGCTTGTCGTTCGTGCGTTCGCTGCGACGACGAACGTGATCACGATACACGGCTTCGATAACTCGATCACGGCGTAAGCGATGACCGCACGCCGCACACTGGGTTACGTCAGTTCGCTGTCGAGTCAAGCGTTGACTCGCTACGGCTGGGCGTCAGGCGGCACTGCATCGATCACGCCATTCACGACTGCTGGCATCACGTATAACGGCGTATACTTCAATGCAGACGGCACTTTGACTGTCACTACGGCTGGTCTGTTTGATGTACTGCTTGTCGGCGGTGGCGGTGGTGGTGGTGCTGGTTCTACTGGTTCCAATCCGAACTATGGTGGTGGTGGTGGCGGCGGCGGCGGCGTGCAACAGTTCACTGTCTACATGGCGGCTGGTTCGTATACGGTCGACGTTGGTGCTGGTGGTGCTGGTGGTGCTTCGCCTGGCAACGTTGGTACGAGTGGTCAGGCTTCTGCGATCGCTACAGTGGTGAGTGCTGCTGCTGGTGGTGCTGGCTCTGGTGGAGGAAGTATCGGTCTAGGTGGCGCTTCTGCTGGTGGTTCACTGAGCGGCACGGCCACTACCAGTGTGAACAGTTATCAGGGCAATAACGGTGGAAGCGGCCAACAAGACGCTACTTGGGCTGCTGCTGGTGGTGGTGGCGGTGCTGGTGCAGTGGGCAGCAACGCAAGCAGTACGACAGTGGGTGGTGCTGGTGGTGCTGGTACAGACATTTCGACTTTTTTAGGTCAGTCCGCTGCGACGACTCGTGTCGGTGGTGGTGGCGGCGGCAGCGGCACTACGACTGGTGGCACTGGTGGTGTCGGTGGTGGTGGCAACGCAGGTAGGAACGGTGCAGCAGGCACGGCTGGTACTGCGAACACTGGTGGTGGTGGTGGTGGTGCGTGGAACGCTGCCGCCTACGCTGGCGGTTCAGGTATCGTTTATGTGAGATGGGCGGTGAACGCATGAGACCAAGTGGTTACATCAGTGGCACATACATTCAGCAAGTGCCAGTTACTAATCAACCAATAGTTGAATATCTAGTCATCGCTGGCGGTGGTGGCGGTGGAACTGGTGGTTCAGGTACTTCTGCTGGAGGTGGTGGAGGTGCTGGTGGTTATCGTTGTTCCGTAACTGGTGAAACAAGTGGTGGAGGTGCGACTGCCGAATTGCCACTTCGCCCAGTCAGTGGAACTGCTTACACCGTAACGGTTGGCGCTGGTGGTGCAGCAACTGCAAATGGTTCTAACAGTGTTTTTGGACCTATCACTGCGCTCGGTGGTGGTGGTGGTGGAACGACTGCAGGCAATGGTCTTGCTGGTGGTTCTGGTGGTGGTTCGTCTGGTCGTGGTGATGGAAGTCCACGCACTGGTGCAAGCCCGACAAGTGTTGTGATTCAGCCAGCAACACAAGGGACAAAGGGTGCTGATTCATCAAGCACTTCGTTTCGTGGTTCTGGTGGTGGCGGTGGTGCAGGAACAGCACCTACAAATTGGAATGGTGGTGCTGGTCTTTCTTCAAGCATCACTGGTTCATCGGTCGCTCGTGGTGGTGGTGGCGGTGGTGGAGCGAATACCGATGGTCCTGGAACTGGTGGAACTGGTGGTGGTGCTGCTGGTGTTTCTTCTGGTGTACCTACTGCAGCAACTGCTAACACTGGTGGTGGTGGTGGAGGTTCTGCTGCAGATGGAAGTGCTGGTGGTGCTGGTGGTTCAGGTGTTGTAATTTTGCGCACCGTCATTGGCGCACCAGAAGCAACAACAACGGGCAGCCCGACAGTTAGCACCACATCAACGCATCGCATCTACACTTTCAATAGTTCAGGCACAATCACATGGAGTTGGTCATGAGTCAGTATTTCGCACAATTGGATGAGAACAATGTTGTGACTCATGTTGCTGTCGTCACTGCTGAATACAAGGATGCGAATCCCGATCGCTATCCTGGTCGCTGGGTCGAGACGTTCTTCGACACACCAGGCAAAACCTACGCTGGCGTCGGCTATGTCTACGATGAAGACAGCGAAGACTTCACACCACCAGTCGCGATCGAACCGCTGACCGACATCGAGTGACGCGCGCTGCACGTTGGGCGGTGCTCACCCCGTTACTGTTCTTTGCACTATCTAACAGCCAGGTAAACGCCGAGGCGACCGCAGGGCTGCACGCAGTCGGCTACTACGTCGACGCAATACCACCAACACGCAGCGACGATCTGTACACGGTGTGCGGCGAGGTCATCTACCCGAACATCAACTGGACTTGGGATTACGAGCAGAATCACCTGGGCGACTGCGGTTGGGATTTGTTCATGGTGCACTACACAGGACAGATCGAACTGCCCAGTGGTGTGACGTCGGTGCGGTTCGCGATCGCATCAGACGACGGCGGCTGGGTTGATATCGGTGGCCACCAGTTCGGTAGTTGGCAAGATCAAGGTTGCAGCATCACCTACAGCGATCGCGTCGAACTTGACGGTGCAGCGCCACTCGACGCATGGATGTACGAGAACGGTGGCGGTACGTGCGCTATGCTTTTTTGGCAGTTAGGTGACGACGCTGCAGACTGGGAGATCATACCGACATGGGCATTTACAACGGAGTACATAGCACCGACGACGACCACTACTACTACTGCCCCGATCGAGACTGTGCCTGCCACGGAAGTCACTACTACGACGCTTCAGGAAGCAACGACCAGCAGTATTCAGGCGAGTACATCGACGTCTGAGCCAGAGACCACCACAACGTCAACAACGACCACAACGTCAACAACTACGACGACGACCACCACAACGTCGACCACGACCACGACTGTCTACGTTCAGCCGCCTAGCGTTGATACGTTGCCACCAGCCACGTCATCCACGCTAGTAGTGGAAGTTCCACCAACATCAACAGACCCTGAACCCGTGACGACCGAGCCGTCAGAATCGCCACAGGAAGAACAACCGCAGCCAGAACCAGAAACAACAACTGAAACCACAACATCGGTGACCAGTCTACCAGTCGACGAACCGATCGAGACCACGACCACAACAATCGTCGAGATCGAACCGCAACAACTGATCGAAGAGACTGAAACAGCGAACGACGTCGTCGCTGCGTTAGAGCAAGACACGCCGATCACGCAAGAGCAAGCGCTCACCGTCGTCACCAGTGCAGCGGTTCTTGCCACGATCAGCGAACAACAAGCCGAGCAGGTGTTCGACGCTTTGAACGTTGACGAACTTACCAATAGCCAAGCGATCGCACTGGTCGAGGCTGTGCAAGAAGCGCCGACCGAAGTGCGTCAAGCGTTTGAACAAGAGATCAACGTGTACAGTGGCAAGTTCGACAGTTACGTGCCAGTCGGTTCTACCGTTCCAGTATCTGTGCGACGCACACTGGTGGCGGCCGCTGCTACACTGTCTGCCGTAGCCGCACCAACGAGGAGAATGAGATGAAACTGTTCGAGTATCTGCGTGATAACGCGTGGACTTGGGCAGGCGTCGTGTTCATTCTTATCACGTTGAGCGGTGCGACCAGGACAGCGGCATTGTTCACAGCCGCCACCACCATCGTGATACACTGGTTGTTCACCTACTTATCGCAAGAGGACTGACATGCACAAAGCACAAGAGATCGTGCAACGTATCGTGGCGCTGTTCCTAACGAGCGCACTCGGAATCATCACAGGTGCAAGCGTCATCGGCGACATCCCGATGTGGAAGGCCGCAGCGTTGGCTGGTTTCGCCGCCGTCGCATCAGTGGTCGAACGTCTCGCCCGTGCGTCGCTCGACGGTGAACTCACCAAGGAAGAGATCGATATCGCATTCGGCGGCTCATCCGTGCAAAAGTCACGCGCTAAGAAAGCAGCGAAGAAAGCGGCAGCCCGATGAGCCGCCCATACACGGGCAACAAAGACGGCGCTGCACAACGCGTCAGGCCAGGAATGAAGGCGTTCATCGATCGCGTCATCATGCTGTCGGAGAGCGCACTGTGGAACAACGGCGACTGGGGCATCCGCAACATGAAAGGCAAGGAAAGCCTCAGCGTGCACGCCACAGGTCGAGCCGTCGACTTGTCCTACCGCAAGATGGGCAGCAAAGGGAAAACAGACGGCCGCAAGCACGCCATGGAATGGTGCAAAATCCTGGCTGAGAACGCCGACACGTTCGGTATCGAGATGATCATCGACTATTTCCCACAGCCGCACGGCCGTGCATGGCGTTGCGATCGTGCAGCGTGGCAGAAATACGATAAGCCGACCGTGAGCGGCGCACCTGGTGGCGACTGGTTGCACGTCGAACTGTCGCCAGCGATGGCCGACAACCCAGCCGCCGTAGACGCAGCATTCAAAAAAGTCTTCGGTGGATAGTGGACACCACAGTCGTCGCGGCATTCATCACAGCGCTCGGTGCTGTTGTGGTGGCGTTGCTGCAACGCGCTAGGAAAGAGAACGCAGCCGACCACGCGAGCGTGATGGCGCTCATCCGCATCATCGGCCGCAAGATCGACAAACTAGACGACAACGTCGACCGAGTCGAAGACAAGATCACACAAGTCGAACACAAGATCGACAACCACACACACTAGAACTGGGGGCGCACATGGGGCTGCGTGACGAGATCAACGCACAAACCAAGAAAGTAGGCGGCCGCACTTCGCGGCTGCAAGAGATATACACCGAGTTGAACGAGCAAGATCGTGTAGACTTGATGGAAGCGCTCAACGGAGACACACCAGCCATCTATATCGTCAGGGCTTTGCGCAACCGTGGGTTCTCGATCAGCAGTACCCACATCAGCCGATACCGAGGGGGCGAGTATGAGCCTATCAGATGACATCAACGTCGAAAGCCAAAGCGAACTGATCAAACTGCGACGTGAACGTGACAGCGCCAACAACGAACTGCGTCGCCTGATCGAACAGAACGAACAACTGAACCACGCGCTCAATGTCGTCGACCGTGCAGAGTCGGCCACGCTGCAACCGCCACAGTGGTTACTGCCCAGAGAACG